TGACATGTTTCTAGTGGCATCTTGACAATATGTTTGTCAGGAAGCACTTTTGCAGAGACAGTAGGGTCAGGGTCAGTAACAAATATATTCATGGTACAAGGGGTATATTACCCATCATAGCGTGAATCTGGTTCGAGTGCAATAAGGTACTCTAGGTCACGTTTTGAATCTCTGAAGAGAGATGCATTCTGTTTGCTGATAGTGACCTCATAATCAGCAGGAAGTAACTTAAGGTTTTCTACCTTGAAGTTGAAATTGAACTTGGCATCAGTTGTACCAACTCTGACAGCATAACTGTTTGATGTCTTGTTCTTCTTATCACTAACAAGAAGTTTGATTTCAGAACCGTCACCTACTACCGCAAGGTCTGCAATCTGATAGATAGATGCTGCCTTGATGATGTTTGATAAATCACTCCACGCAATTTCAAAACAAACATCCTTACTTGGCAAATCTACTTTCTGGTCAGGCGGTGTGATAATAGTTGATGGGTCTGCAAAGAAATATCTTGATACAGTTTTCCTGTCTTTGATAAGGACATAGTTGTCATTGTCAAAGTTGAACTCAGGGTCTTCAAATAATGTAAGACCAGATAAAAATTCACTCAGGTCATAGATGGCAAAGTCTCTAGGAAACTTTTCCTCTACCACAGCACGAGACAAAATGTTTTTCTGGATTGATAGAGTTGATAACTCTGTACCTTCTTTAAAGCAAATTGACTGATTGATGTTGGAAAAGTTCTTTAGGATGTCAAGTGTGCCTTTAGAAAGTTTCATAGGATTCTCCTTTTGGTTCAGTAGTTTTATTAAAATGATAAAGCAATACGCAGTAATGAATTGCTTTTAGAATGTCGTTACTTGGACGACCTTTCTTTTCGTACCGACTTAGGTACTTAATTGCGTTGCATCTGCAGAATGCCTTAGCATCGCCTACTGCTTCGATTAGGTCAAGGGTCTGTACATTTGACCCTTCGGACGTGTAATGACCGCTGTACGTCCTTGAGATGTACTCTCTGGCAACTTCTAGAACTTTGTCTTCATCGTACTTGTACAATGCTTTGTTACTTCCTAGAGTCACGTTGCCAGTGATTTCGGGTTCAACTCCGTAGTGTTTGTATGGGTCGATTTTGTCGAACCCATACTCATCAAGTAGTCCTTCTTCTTCCAAAATGTCGTATAATAACCAGTATGCCATTATTATACCTCAAACTCTACGTCCGCGTCAACCTTGTCGTAAAGTTCTTGGAATGCTTGCTTTGTCTCGTCGTCGAAACGTGAGATGCAAGTAGTGATTGCCTTGGCACGGTTGCCAAAGATTTTGAATGCTTGAACGATGTGTACAAGTCTACGTGTTGAGATTACCTCATCGATACCACCGTCAAAGAATGTCTTACGGATGATGTCTGCCCAATCAACAAGTTTTTTGTTGAACTCAGGTTCGTCAAGAAGAGCATCAAGAATCTTTTGCTCTGTCTGTGGGTGAGGATAGTTTTGCTCAAAGGTCACAGGGAATCTCTCAAGGAATGCTTCGTTGAGTACGTTTGTACCTACGAATCTGCCATCCTCAGAACCCTTGCCTTTTGTGTTAGCAGTAGCGACTACAGTGAATCCTGCTGCGGGTGTTACGAACTTGCCGATTTTTTTGAGAAACACACCTTTGCCTTCTAGTATAGACTGTAAGCAAAGTATCTTGTTAGATGCTAGGTCAATCTCATCAAGGAGAAGAACAGCACCACGCTCAAGTGCTTCTACCACAGGACCATTGTGCCAAACAGTGTTCCCATCAACAAGGCGAAAACCACCAATAAGGTCATCTTCATCTGTCTCAATAGATATGTTGATTCTGATAAGTTCACGCTTTGCCTGAGCACATGCTTGCTCAACAGAGAATGTCTTACCGTTACCTGACAATCCAGTAATGAATGCAGGATAGAATATTTTAGATTGAATAATCTTTTTTACGTCGTTGAAGTTACCAAACTTCACAAATGAGTCTACTATCTCAGGTACAAGGTTCTGTGCGACTGAGGGGATTACAGAGGGTGCTGAGACTGCTTTCTCTAGGATTGCTCTGCCTTGCTCTACTGTAAGATTCCAAGAACCTTTCTTGACTTGATAATCTTTTAGTTTACGTGCAACTGTTGCATAGTTGCAGTTACGACTTGTTGCAAATTTTTTGACATGTGATGCGTCAATCTCATTACCGAACTCGTCACGTAGTTCTTGTACAAAGTTGACGGATAGTTTTCTCTCAAAAGGCATGATGTAAAGTGGAGTGATGTTTGTTATTATTATAATGACACATCGTATAGTAGATATCTACATATGATGTGCCACTTTGTTGACTGTCCTACGCGATGCGTTCGATGAAAGAGGACAGTATCTTTTTGTTCATCTGTTTAGCACCAAGGGATTTGGTAAAGGCACGCTTGATGTCTGCCTTGGAGTCAGACTTTGGTTCAAACTCTACTTCGTTTGATAATGCCTTTACAGATAATGCATACTGTACATTCCAGAATGATGATGTGCAGATGAATGCTTTGGTCTTTCTCCAGATAGCATCCGCTTCTGCTTTTGCTGTGTGGTTGTCACCTAAGCACTGCCACTTGAAACGTGACCAGTCGTTTCCTGCGATGAGTCTGATATTGATGAACTCACATCCTTTGAATCTGTCACGTAACTGGTATACAAATGCGTGTGTCTGGTCGTAGTAACTGTATACACCATTCTTATCCTTGAAGGAGTACATTTTGCCTGTCTGACGGTCACGTAGGACAGTCTCAGGAGTAATACGTGATGAGAACACTTTGTCATCTGTGTCAAAGTGATTTCTTACTTTCTTACCGTATCCAATTCCAGAACCTTCACCGTCAGTCAATGTGATAACGTGAACTTTCTGTGCCTTAGAACGCTTTTGAAATGAAGGAAGAATGTAGTTCAAAGAAACCATTGCTTCATTAAGTGGTGTGCCACCTAGATTCAACTTTCTAGGGAAACCATGTGACCACTGATAAGACTTGAATGATGATACGATTCTGAAAAGATTCTTTGCTTGCTTTTCGTGAGTACGATTGTTTGAAGAAGATGTAAGAATGTTGACCATGTTGAAATTCTTGACAATGATTTTGTTCTCTAGTTCAGCACGCTCTTCGTAGTCCTCTGTGTACTTTGCGTATGCATCAGTGAATAAGTATACATCGTATGCAATACCAACCTTTCTGCAGAATGATACAAGTGTAAGAACCTGTTTGATTGTAGCAAGGATTTGGTGGTGCATAGAACCTGACCAGTCAACGTTGAATATAAGACCGTGGTTCTTAGCATCAGGTATAGTTGTAATCTTCTTGAATAAGTCATCGTTGTACTTGTATGTGTGAAGATTCTTTGTGTCTAGTACACCAGTTCTTGATGTAGTCTGACGTGCATAACCATCTGCTGCCTTCTTACACTCAAACTCTTTTACAAGATAGTTGACTTCTTTCTGATTAGAAATCTTGAACTGTTTGTATTCGATGTCAACTTGCTTCATAGACTCAATGACTTCTCTTGCAAGTCTGAGGTCATACTCGTCAGCAAAATCTTTTTGGTTAGCAAACTCTTCTCTCTTGATGTAGAAGTCTTCGACTAACTTAGAGACTTCATCGTTTGAGACAATTGTATTTGCGTCAATTGATTTTGGTAACTCAACATAGATTTTCTCACATGCTTCAGTGTTGATAAGGTCAGATAGTTTCTCCTGTAACTTGTCATCAGTCTTTGCTGTTGGTTCCTGTGGTAATGCGTCAACCTCACCTGTGTTACGTCCTGCCTGTGTGCCAGTTGGAGCATCTTGCTGTTGCTCAGATGATGGTTCGTTGTTGTCAGACTCCTTAGCGTCAGGACTTGATGGTGCATCTTGGTCAGGTTGTGCTTCTGACTCTTGCTCTTCTGAGTCTTGGAATGGGTCGTTCATTGCATCTACTTCTTCTGTATTTGATGCGTCACCATTTTGCTCTATCTCTGCCTTTGCTTCTTCATGCTGTTTTCTTTGCTCGTCAAGTTGTGCCTTGCAGAATGCATGTAGGTCTTTAGCAAGAGCAATAGTGTCTTCCCATGTTTCTAGTTGAAGTGCTCTCTGTCTGTATATCTCTTCCTCTACTGTGAAAGGAACATCAACGAAGTTACCAATCTTGAAAAAGATATTGAGTTTGTCAGCAAGGTTGAGAGCAGATAAGTCAGCACCTTGAACCTCGAAGAAATCTTCTGCAGATAGAATCTCGTAACCTTTGAAGAATGTTTTTGGTAGACCCTCGTATCTACGCTTCATTAACTTCTCAATACGGATGTCTTCTACAACGTTGACCATAGAATGATTGACACCTTCTTCTTTCCAAGACCAGTCGTTAGGTGTGTATAGTGCGTGTGCAACCTCGTGTGCAATTAGTAAGTCAATTACAACAGACTTTTCGTGAGACCAGTTAGGTAATGTCAAGACTCTACGAGCAACATCGAACTGTGCTGTGTGTACTGCACGATGCTCAACGATAAGGTCTTCTTGAGCGAGGAGTTTTGCTAGTGATTCTTTGACGAGGTTCATAGTATTGCGTTGTGTATGTACATATCATACCAATAAAAAAACCCCTGTAAGGGGTTAGTGTGCCACTTTTTTAACTGTCTACTCTTCCTTTGTTATTACCGAGAAGTTTTGTTTCTTCTCAACACATAGTGTAGATGCAAATTTGTCTTGTAAGGATTCTGTCTTATGAGAAATGACAAATACATTTGTCTTGTCAGATACAGTGTGTAGAATTTTTAGGAAGTCATCTGTACCTGATGTGTCCAGACTGCTATCAAATATCTCATCTAAGATAAGGAGATTAGTATTAGCACTGTTCTTCATCTTGGCAATGGTTCTCCAAGTAAACAATAGTGCAAGGTCAATTCTCATCTTCTCACCTTCTGAGAAAGATGCATAAGAGAACTCATCTCTGAATCTGGATTTGATTGTTTCTACAAAGTTTTCATCTAGTTCAAATGATACATAAAAATCAAGTTCCTTAAGATACCTGTTGATGAGTTGATTCATCACAGGAAGATACTTCTTTATTATTGTACTCTTAATTCCTGTGTCTCGTAGCATGTTGGTGACAGTATCATAATTGTCACGTATCTTTTTCTCTGCAAGTAGGGATTCCTCTACCTTGAGTCCATCCTTTGCAAGGTCTTTTAATTTATCCTTTTCTTTCTTTAGATTACTGCCACTACCAGTTGCTTCATCTATCTTCTGTTCTACCTGAGTTATCTGTTTCTTACGCCACTGTATTTCTTTATTCAGTGAACTGATGTCCTGCTGTACACGTGATAGGTCAGATGATAGAAGAATCTTTTCTTCTAATTCTTTTTGAATGTTATCTAATTTTACATTGAGTTCTAAGGTTGCTTTCTCAATATCATTTAACTGCGTAGTAATTTCAATCTTCTTAGCAGTTCTAAGGTTTGTGGTGATGGCTTGCTCACAAGTCGGACAACTATCATTGTTCTCAAAAAATTTGTACTCTTTTTTAAATGCCTTCTGTTTGTCTTTGAACCTAGACTGATACAACCTAAGTTTTGCTAGGTCTGCATCTACAGTCTTATATTTTAGAAGGTCTTTCTCATATGATTTAGTCAACTCAAGTTTGTTGTCTACATCAACAGTAATATTTTCTATCTCATTAGAAAGAACTACAATCTCCTCTTTACGTCTTGCCACATTAGCATTGGATTGTTCTTTAAGATTAGCAATCAATGACTGCTGCATCTCTACTTTGTTCTTTGCCAAATCAAATTGATATTCTACTTCTCTGATATTCTCTTTAATACCTTTGACACGTTCTTTTAGAATACCATTCATAGTAGAGAAGATACGGATGTCCAGAAGGTCTTCTATAACTTCTCTTCTATTAGGTGGGGTAAGTTGCATAAATGGAACAAAACAAGATGACCCTAAGACCACCACCTGAGTAAATGATTTATAATTCAACCCCAGTATGCTTTGCTCCAGATATTTTTGCTGCTCAATTTGGGACGCTTCCTCATTGAGTTTCACATCGTTGAGATAGAGTTCAAATAGAGAGGGTTTGATTCCTCTCCTTATCATATATTCACGTGAACCTATGCTAAATTCTAACTCAACCATAGTATCCTTTTCGTTCACAGCATTGACCAATTGTCCTTTGGAAATTTTACGAAAAGGTTTGTTGAACAACGCATAGCACATGGCATCCAAGAATGTGGATTTCCCTGCACCGTTCGCTCCAACAATTAATGTTGCAGGACTTGCATCAAGTCTTATTTCACTAAACACATTACCAGTTGAAAGAAAGTTCTTCCAACGGACAGACTTAAAAATAATCATTCAGACAAAAATTATTCTCTGGGTGGCACGACAATATCGTCAGGTGAGACGACATAATATTCATGTCCATGGGCGACGCAAGCGTGGATGATATCTCTATCATCTACTTCTACTACAGACATTTCTGGAAAGTCATCAGCTTCCAGTAATCCAGCATAGCGTACTGCGTCGTCTTTGTCAAGGAACATGTAAACAGTTCTTTTATTATTCTCACCATCAATTGCGTAGGCACCTTCTTTTTCTTTGCCCGCGACTGCAAGAATAAACATTATACTAACTCCAATGCCTCTACGTAGAGAGACTTTAGAATATTCTTTAATGCTGACTTGTCAGAATGTTCCATGTCATCTACATAGCGTTCTAATATAGTTAGGGTATCTTCTTTCTCGATATCTATTTCTTCACTAAGGTCTTGCTCAAAGGATGGGTCTTCGATAACCTTTATCTCATGGACTCCTGCAGCATACAACTGACTGATAAAGAACTCAAACTTATCTGTCTTGGTTTTCTTCTCTACAATTATCTTGATAAAACTATTTGTATACTCTTGGAATTTAAAAAGCGACGTTTTTAAATTGTCTTCATGGTAGTATATCTTCTGATATATCTCATATGGATTTTGTATAAACTCTAGTTCTAGAGTCTCGGTGTCGAAGATATGGAAACCACGTGGGTCTCTATAATCATTCCAATATATCTGATAAGGATTACCAAGGTATGTTATATTTCCTCTAGTGCTCTTACGATGATAGTGACCAGAGAATACCTTATCAAACTTTTGATATGGTGCTGTGCTGTCACCGTGATCCATTATGTAACCACGATGTGCCTCGAACCCATTAAGTTCTAGGTGTCCCATAGCAACTGCAGATTTACTATTCTCTATAGCAGCATAAGATTCTTCTTTGTTCTGTTGGTTTATCCAAGGTAAAAATAATATAGGCAGTCCACCGATTACAACTTCTGTTGCCCTATCGTATATGCTAATATTATCATACTCGCCAACAATACCAGTAAGAGTATTGATGTCATTTGTATCTTTAAAATATGCAGTATGATTTCCAACGAGTGCATGTATGTACACACCCATCTCTTTTAATTTATTAAAGTAATTCTGTTTACTCCAGTCAGCAGACCACAGGTCTAATGCTCTACGATTGTCATAGGTATCACCTAAATCTAGAACTGTGTCGATGCCACGTTTTTCTAGGGTAGGAAAGAATACATTATCATAGAATTTTTTAAAGAAGTCGTGGAATACTCGACTAGATTTTCTAGCACCGAAGTGCTGATCAGTTATTATTGCTACCTTCATCTAGACCTCTGTAGTGGTGGAATCTTACCTGTCATACTCATACCAAAAAAGTTTAAAGTTAGTCTTGGTTTACTACCAAATGTTTTTACACCATGGTATGTTTTGTTGTTGAACAGAACAAGTCTGTTGTATACGTTTTCTATAGTGACAGTCTCCTGATACTGTTCTGACATAGCATTAAATGCTGCATCGTAATCTTCATCTGATACATCCTCACCAAGATACCATTTCTCTTTCATTTTCAACTCTGACACATATTGCAGAGAGAAACCATTCTTTGTCTTGTACACTGATGTACCTGTATCTGGTTCTGGGTCTTTTGTTAAGTATACTATACCACCAAACCATGTGTCAATGTCTTGGTGCACCCACCCGCGATTTCTATTGCTGTATTTGTCTTTTGCAAAAGGTCTTATCTTCTGGAAATGACATTGTAATGACCAGTGAGATGGTACTGAATCATAAAACAATAGATGGAGTTTCTCACCAAAGTATGTGAAGAGACGTTCGTTTTCAAGATGTAGTTGTTTGGTTCTTGTGCCTGGCCAGTTACCAGTTTCGGGAGCATAGTATTTCATCTCCTCCGCTAGTGCTACAATCTGGTCTGGTTCATCGAAGAAGTTATCTACAATAGTAATGGGGTATGTCACTTAATCTTTATTTGCACATTCTCCTTAATTGTATTATAGTCTGAGGAACCTGATTTGTCATCTGTATGGAAGGCAACCTCATAACCTGACTTATCTAATATCTTATTCTTAATTTCTAATTGACGTTTTTCTTTCTGTATCCTGCGTAAGAATGCGTAGTATATAATCTGAGTGAAGTAAGCAAAAGGGTTATTAGATTTTTCTGGATTGAAGTTCTGGATATACTGAACACAGTTCTCTATGCCATCACATATCATATCCTCACGGAACATGTAATTGACAAAGTTTGGTTTGTATGATAGATGTGTTGCTATCTTTAGAAAGCATTCTCCTATGTAATTGCTGATGGGAGGACGGGGTTCACCGTTTTCCTTCGCTATAGCACATTTGTTTTTAAATACGATTAACGCTTCTAAAAACTCCTTATTGTTTACATAGTGCTCACTCTGTACCCTTTTTCTCTTCATCTTAGGTGTCTTTGTATATGTACATTTTATACCAAATTGCTAACAATGTCAAGAGGGGCTTGACAAGACCTCTAAATGTGTGTACACTATGAGTGTGCTCATTCAAGGGATGTTATTAGATGTCTTTAGAACCTTGCTTCTTAAAGCATGCTTCTAGTTTGATTCTTGCTTCGTCTACAGTAGCAAGTCTATTCTTCTCTCCTACCATATCACCAGATAATTTCCTTAGAGACATAGCGTAAAAGACTTGTACGTCTGTGTCTACCTCTACGATTGTAATAATATGTTCTTTAGGTATGATGAACTGTTCTTCTTTAGAGAACTTCATCCATGGGGTTACCTTAGCACCCGCCTTGTTACCTTGTAATACTACATCCTCTACTTCTATAGGATTGTCTAGTATGATGTAGTCTCCGTTGTCATCATGTACGGAGGTTACCATAGAAAGTAGTTCCTCTCCAGATACCAATTTAATTGCTGCAAGAAATTCTTTATCCATTGTTCTCTCGGATTGGGACGTCGATGAATTCATAATTAAAGTTTTCTTCGTTGTAGATTTTTACTCTCTCAACTAAGTGATTTAGTGTGTAATTATTCTTGCGACCCTTGGACATATCATCCGCTATGTCATACAAGGTTGCTTTTGTTTTATGGTCACCCTTTCTAAGAACGCGACCTATTGACTGGAGGTTTCGGATTTTCGATTTACTTGGCGACGCAAAGACAACGTTATGTAAATTCCGAATATTAATCCCAGTACTAAAAGTCCCATAAGATGCCACAATTATTGAATCACTGGTAGTCTCTGCGATACCTCTTGCCTTTTCTCTATCTTCAGTATCTATACCACCATGGACGAGAAAGACCTTACGGTTTTCCCCTACCTTATTATTTATCAGGTCAAACAATGGCATGCCATGGCGTTCAACGTAGTTGAACAGGACGAGTGTGTTACCAGACAGGTCACATACTAGGTTGCGTATAAATTTATTTCTATTCTCATGCTCTACAAGGTAATCCATCTCCTCTTGGTAGGTATCAAATGGTTTTACTTTGTGTTTTAGTATTAATACTTTTATCTCAAACTCAGATAGATGTCCTTGTTTGATAAGGTTATCTGTCTTAGTAACCTTGTTGACACTACCAAATACACCTTCGAGAACAAGACGGTTTGTTTCTGTACCATCAAGTGTACCTGTAAACCCAACGCGGTATTTACAGTCATACAGTTTGTTCATAATACTTGTCAAAGACTTTGCTTTGAATAGGTGTGCTTCATCTCCTATGATAGCACCATAGTCTTGAAAGAACTGTCTAGGTAGTTTGTATACTGACTGCCATGTGGTTATTGTCACAGATTTGTCAGTGCGGGGGTCTGCCCCTGCATATACTTTATGGCAATGTTGTTTTGCGTTCCATCCGTACTCCTTAAAGTCCTTAAACATTTGTTCTACCAACGATGTAGTAGGGACAACTATGAGAGTCTTTAAGTTTTTCATATCCCAGAATCTAGTCAGGGCATATATCATCAATGACTTACCAGAACCTGTGGGTGATAAGAGTAGTTTGCGTTTATGCTTAAGTGCTTCGTAAATACCCTTGTACTGATAGTCTCTGACTTTGTGTGGTAGATTAAGTGCTTTTACAAAATCTCCTAGTCCTTCTGGCGTAATAAATTCATCCACCTCTGATGGAAGACCATAGAATTCATTGTCCTTATGGATAACCTTGTACCCTCTTTCTTCGCAAAACGCAATAATATAAGGGAGAAGACCAACATAAATCTCACCTGTACCTGGACTAAAGAGTTTGATTTTTCCATCCCAATACCTCTTTTTGTACGCTGACATGAACTTTGCCTGTGGTACCTCAAAGGTAAACTTGTCTGCGAGTTCATAACCTACATGAGGTTCGCACTCTACAGTCAAATATACTTCGTTCTTCTTTTGTATAAAAACGTTAGATTTCATATCCTTTAAGGAACTTGGCGAACTCAACCGCATTCTTTATATGGAATGAGCGGTTGTTAATAGCCGTAAGTATGGTCTTGATTGCCTCGACCATTTGGTTGTAATACTTGTTCTTAAGGACACTTTTTTGATATTCTTGATCAGATTCCAAATAGATTGGCACATCTGTCTTGATGAGTTTCAGAGGAAATGGAGTTTCCGATTTGCCTGTGTAGTATTCCCACCGTTCACGGTAAGTACGCTTTACATCAAGTTCTGATTGGTCACGCAAAGTGACAAACGTGTTGTAAAGACGTAAATATTTAGCATGTAATTTGGGGATTGATAACGAGTCGGTGTCTAGTTTTTCATCATCTAAGGGAGCATCTTTCTCCCACATGTCATTCAAAGTTTCTAGATTCATACTTTCTTTTGGTTCTTATCTGTTATCTCATATACAGTATACTTGAAATTGACCTCTGCTGTAAAGTAGTTGACATCAGTTGCTGATGCATCAAACTCTAGAGTGGTCAGACTAGTAGGAAATATATTGAAGAAGTTTATGGTTGCTATACTATTATAGTTGCTATTGAGCACAAGTAAACGTGCGTCACTCATGGTCTTTGTAAAATCGTCGGTTCTACCTTTCTCATCTACACCACGGATATACTCTTGGAATGTCTTTTGTTCTAGTGGGTTTGTAAGTCCACGTAACCACTTGTATATCTCAAAGTAATTGTCAAGGTCTTCGTTAACTAGGAACCTGAGATTGAGGTCACCAAATGACATCTTATCGCCTGGCACAGAATACTCTTTGATAGGTGTAGTAATCTCTCTTACACCTATGCTGATGTCAGGTATAGATGCAGTCTGAGCAAAGTAATCTACATTGGGTGTCCTACCAATGATAAACTTAAATCCTATCGGAGATAGGAAGTTTTTATTTGCGGGTGAAAATAACGTCCCGTCGTATGCCATTTAATTGTCCTCTTGACAGTTCTCGTTCAAGTCACTTGCCATAGTAGCAGCGATGTTCTCGCCTTGTTTTGCACCGAACATAGTCGCCCATCCTGCAGCAACCCATCCTACAAATGGTATACCAGACAATGCTGGTGCTGCACTTGCACCTACACTAGCACCTACTAATTGACCTGTACCTTTTGCTGAACCTATTGCTTCTATGCAAGCAATATTTTGAGCGTCCTGTACATTAGTAGTACCTTGATGCAATGCTCCATTCATAGTGTACTGTTCTGTAGTCTTAACGATTGTCTTACCAAACCCTAAGAATCCACCAGGTTTTACTATGTCCTTATCAACTACCATGACCTTCGGGTCATTCGCTCGATACTCAAGTTCGTATCCGTCTCTTCCTGCGGTAATCTTATACGTGGTATAGTTGCCAACAGGTAGATTAAACTTCGGAACCTCGTTGCGTCTCACAACCATACCTATTAATCCAATATGAGAAAGACCTAGAGTTGCTCCTAGTCCAATAATGAACCATCTCTTCATGATATTATAATCTCTGATATATTTAGTCGCATAAAAAAAGAGCGGTTTTACCCGCTCTCAATAATAAAGGAAGTAGGTTGCATTCTAATTCCCCCGAACTCTATATAACTATTTACCAAAAAATTTATACCTAGTATACATTTTCTTAACAAAAAGAAATGCCTAGGTAAAAAAGAGGGTGGTTGGAATCCTGTATACCAACAAGAGACGGGCATTTCTACAGTTTAGAAAAACGTCTCTGCCTGAGACCCGACTGGTAAGTCGATTCTCCTAGTTCCCTAGGAGCAGCACCACCTGTGTCTCATCACCTTAACTAGCTATATGCCAGTAAGTTTATTCAGTCACACCCGACGTAAGCGTCCTTACAAATATATTATAGCATAAAAAAAGAGGGTGTCAAGCACCCTCCTTTTAGATATGTGTAATCGGTGATTACATTAGGTTAGCAACTCTAACTCTTCTGTAGTAAGCATTAGCACCAATGTTTGATGAATGCTGTGGATCAGAGTTTGTGAGAGCTGTCTTGCCCTTAGCAAATGGGTTAAGAACCATTCCATAACGAGTCTTAAACCCGATACGTGGTTGGAATG